GGCCATAGTTCAAAAGGTGTTCAAAAGGTGTTTTATAGGCTTTTAAAGGTGCGTAAAAACCGCTTTTTGGTTCTTAAATCGCGTGTACTCTACAAGCGCTTTCATCGCCTTGGCCTCCTCTGTGTAGGCTTCATTGGGCATTGCCCATGCCAGCGCGTGCGCCTCCAGCACAAAGGGCAAGGCAATACCAAGGCTCTCGAGGCGGGGCAACTCTTCGGGATGCAGAATCAGGCAGACCACTTTTTCGTTCGTCAAGTCGCGCACAGCAGTGTGCAACTCGGCCAGTGTTTCAAAAACGCTGTCTACCCCCGCCAAGGTCTGGGCTTTAAAGTCCGCCAAGAGCTCGCCTGTTAGAAATGGGTCGTTTTTCCAATAACGTGTAGCTACCCGCGCCTGTGTGTAGCGTTCGATTTGTTGTGCGTCCATTAGCCAATTACGATTAAACGTGCGTCAAAATCCCCAACATCCATAAGAAGTCCTTTCAAGTTTACTTTTGTCTTCGTGGGGTCATCGTGGCGCACAGAATCAGCAAGGTGCGTAATGTCTACCCACGCACTAAAACCATAGTGATAACGCTGCACCGTTACACTCAAACTGTCCGTGCCAAGCCCGTGCGTAAACGTATGCTCTTCGAGCGCCGCAGGCTCAAAATTAACAGGGTCAGACACCCACTTCGTCAAACCGCCACCCACAGGAATATCGCTAAGTAAAGCGACTGTGCCGCTATTGTCAGGGAAAGCAATTTGCTGTACTCCGCTGGCCTGCGTACTCAATCGCAACGAACCTGTCTGAGATTTCAAAAATAGCGTACCCTCCTCCAAGCTGGCCAGCACAGTCCCCAATTCGTTTCTAAATTCAAAAACGAAGTCATTGTAGGTCATCTGCCCATACCCCGTTCCCGCGTCTAAATCGCGCAAGTGTAGGCCGTCAAGTTGCGCGGTGTCTTGGGCTATTTTGCCCTCAGCCAATACCGCCGCGAGGTTGGGTGTAGTCCCACTACCCACGCCCGCAAAAAGCGTGTCCACCATGTCCTGCAAAAAGGCGCGATGGGCTGCGGCACGGGTCTTCCCGCCCACGCCGTTGTCTTTCAAGAGCGCCTGAAAGGCTGCTTCTAACTCCGCTTGTGTACGTACTGGCATAGCTTATTCGGTTTCGGGTTCTAAGTAATAGGCACTCAAATTGAGCTTCGCGCGGCGCGTGTCAAAGTCTAGGGAGGTTACCCGCGCCCCATCGGCTTCTACTTGCTTTTGCGCTTTGGCAAGGAACTTTCCTACATTCGGTTCTGTGCCATTCACGAGGTCTAGGATGCCCGCACCCAGCCAAGGCCGCGCACGATACGCGCCCTTGTCCGCCAGCATTAGATAATGCAGGTTCTGCTCGGTCGCGTCTCCCACTACCAAGTCCCCGTTAAAAATCAGCGGGTCAAAATTCTCGTCAAGTAGTATGTCCTTTGGGCTGTAGTCGCTCATTAGTGCATGAATTTTTTGTTTTCAAGTTGGGGACGCATTGTAATCCCTATAGTTGCTGCGGTGTCGGGTGGTGTTGTCGTTGGCCCAGGTACGCCATGCTTGTGTTTAATAAATGCGTCTTCAATTTTGCGCAAGCGTTCAAAAAGGTAAGGGACAATGGCCTGCCCCGAGTCGTGTTCTTTGTTGTTAAACCACGCCTCCTCCAGCTCGCCCACGCCCGTCACTACATAGTCCCGCTCGCCGTCTACTTGCGAAACCAACACGCTACTCCCCACTTTCGGGAAAAGCACCATGCCCACTATGCCGTCCACCGACAAGCGCACTTTGTAGGCTTTCACATCGGCGCGGATTAGCCGTACCGTGCAAGTCAGTTTCTGCTTGTCCACGGAAAGCACCTCTGCCGCTTGGTTCTCGGGTTCGGTCGCCACGAGGCGTTTTATGCCTTTTCGGATTTCATCGCTCATAGTTTTATACCTGGTTTTATTGTGCGTTTAAAGCCGTTGTCATAGGAAAAATCCGTGTCCACACCCGCCACAAAATACTGCCCCACGGGGCGATTAGGATAGTTTCCGTCCTCTAACTGCGCCGTTTGCGAGTGTTCTACGAAGGGCAGCCCAAAGGCTTTAAAATCGCCTCGGTAGCCTTCAAACTTGTATTTCTTCAATTCCGCACGGGCAATTTCCTTTAAAGCGCTTTCACTTTTTATGTTCTGAAAAAACAGCGTCCGCTGCTCGCCGTCTGCGTCCCCGACCTCAACCTCTATGCGCGTGTTGTCGCGCAGCAGGCTTACGGCTTTGGCCTTTAGGCGCACATCCTCGGCACGTTTGTACGTGAGGTTCGTGCTGTCCACCACGTTCTTTTGGAAGTGGTAGCGCACAAGCTTCTGCGCCCGCGAGTTGTCCGAAAAGGGCAAACCCACAAAGAGTTTGCGCCCTTTAAAGTACACCGCAAGGCCATACTTGTCCTTTAATTCCTCTAGCACCTGCGCCCGTGTGGCGCTGCGCACTTGGAAGTTTTCCAAGGTTACGGACGGAATAGACTTGTGCAAGTCAGCGCTGGGCAAAAGCTCACGCAAGAGGCTTTTTAGGCTTATTTCTTCCCAGCTCTCCGTAATTTGCCCACTGCGCTTTAGCGTATAAAACTCGTCCTCACACTTCAAGACGAACGGCACACGGGGCATAACTTCAGAAACGTAGCCTTCAAATTCTACATTGTGGTTTCCATCGTAGCCCAGTTTCACCTGTACGCTGCGGCCTGCCTCAAAATAGCCCTCGGCTTTTCCCTTGAAATTCGGCAAAGCAATTTCGCACGTATCGGAAAGTGTGTTCCAATGCGTCTTTATGCGTATTGCGTTGGCGTATTTGATGGGCGCTAAGCCTTCAAACTTAATTTCACAAGTAGGATGTAAAGCCATTTTAAGGGTGTTAAAAACTATTTTTACACGCCTGAAAAGCGCGACAAGTCCACAATTTCCGCCTGCTCTTCTTCTAATTCTAACTCAAAATCTTGGTCAGAAAGCGCCGTGAGCTGCACGGCAATCGCGCCCGCATAGAACTGGTCAGTCATCGGCGTAAAGTCCGTAAGCACGAGTTGGCGAATGCCAAAGACGTAGTTGAGCAAGCGGCAGGTAACCTCCTGTGCTTTATGTTCTTTGTACACGTCCGTGAGTTGCTTTAGCATATCCAAGGGCAGGCGGTCGTCTAAGCGCCCAAAGCGCTGGCCTTCCTCTGCGGCTACATCGGGAAGTTTCAGAAACGCATTGATTTTCACGGAATAATCCTGCGCAGCAATAATTTCTTTCACCGTGAAGTCACGCCCCGCCACAGCCGTTTGCACCACCTGCTTTTTGCAACTCACCACAATCACGGGAGGGATAGGAAATTGAAAATCTCCAATCTGCAAGTCGGTGGCCAGTACGGGCTTGTCCACCAGCGCCGTGCTTAGGTTCTCCCTAAATTCGGGCTCTGGGTTGGGGTCTAGGTCGCGAAAAGGCTTTGCAAAGGCAATCGGCGTGTCGTTTAGGCTACGAACCACTTTCAGTTTCCCTTCAAAACCAGCTCCCAAAGCCAAGCCTCTGCCGAGGCCAAAAAGCGATTGCGCTAAGTCAATGTTTAGTTCTGCCATTTTAGTAGTATTCCGAAGGTTCGTATTCCAAAAAGTCGTACTCTTCGCTGTAGTGGCGCAAAGTACCCGTGGCCACGTGGTGGCCGATGCGTTTGTAATAGGCCACAATTTGCGGCGCTACGATGTGCTCGGGCAGTACTTCAAGTTCCTGCCCCACGGTCAGTTGCATGTTTATGTTTCCGCCGTTGTGCAAGGCAATGGGCAGCGCCGCGCTTACGTCTCCTGCGTGTTCTAGCGCAAAGTCTAACAGGTTCTGGCCGTAAATTACTTTATGTGTTGCCATTACCTACAGCTTTCATGACGATTTCACCAACCTCTTTTTCAAGTTTGCTCAACGTCTTTTCGCAGACTTCGCCCTCCTTAACAGGAGGGGCTTCGGAAATTTTAAAGCGAATTTTCATGTTTTTTTATTCAGAAATTTGGTTTGCACTGTTCACCACGCGCAAGAACATATCTTGCACTTGGCGCTCCACTTCGTCTAGCCCTGCCCCGAGGTTGTTACTCGTCACCTGTATGCCTCCTTGGTTAATGGCCTCAAAGTTTATGTAAATGTTCGTGGGCTTGCTGCCTCCGCCCGCTACGCTGTCTAGGCCATTTTTTACGTTCGCGTTGGTGGTAGGGGTATTTGTGTCGGTAACGCCTCCGCCTCCGCCTGCTTGCTTCTTTTCCCACTTTTCAAGTGCGCCAGCGCGGTCTATCTTGTAGATGTCCATGGCGTTTTTTACCCAAGCCTCTTTTTCCTTGGCAGCTTTTGCCTTGTCAAGTTCCTTTTGCTTGGTTTCCATAAACTCTGTTTTGCCGAAGCCTAAACTTTCAGAAAGCCATCCGAAAGTCTCTTGGCCAGCTTCATAGACCTTATTAAACATGCCCGTGAGGTACTCCCAAGCCTTATCTATCCAAGTCATAAGCTCGGGAAAAGCTTCGCGTATTCCATCAATTAGACCACTAAAAGGATTGTTGGCTTTTAAGAACTCCCAGAGTTGTACAGCTTTTTCCGTTACCCAATCCCAGTTTTCTACTAGCCACCATACTGCAGCTACAAGTGCCGTAATTCCCATAATGACCGCCCCAATCGGGTTGGCCGTGAGCGCGGCATTAAAGCCCATTTGCGCCAATACGGCAGAACCAAGGCTAAGAATATAGGGACCTAAGCCTTGCATAGCTGCAAGAACATAAGAAGCAGAAGCGCGTATGGCCATACGTGCCGAAGTCATTAAGCCCGTAATCATTCCCGAGAAGCTAACTGCAGCTAGACGTGCGCGAAGTACTGTAAGTGCTGTGCCTGCGCCATTCTGCGCAACAGAAAACAACATACTAACTCTGCCTGCGGCTGCTTGCGCATTGCTCACGAGCCAAGTACGCGCAGCGGCAAGTTTTGCGGCAGCGCCATAGCGCACGAATTGAATCGTGCTTTTTACGCCATAGAAAATAAGCGCTGGCATTTTAAAGAGCAGCATTCCCACGTTGTAAGTAAGCATAGCAACTCCCTTTATACCCGCCCAAACTGCGGCAGTACCCATTGTAAGCAACTTGCCTGCAAATCCTAGCGCTTGCGCTCCTGCAAACATAAGTTTGCCTCCTGCCCAAAGCAGCCCCTTGCCCAGCATACCCAGAAGCGGGAGCATACTCGAAAAGCTCATAATCGCCATTCCCCCCGTGGAGATTAGCGGCCCCCATGGGCCAATAAAACCACCCACGGCCACGGCTACGCTGTCCATCTTTTTCTTCATTTTGTCCAGCTCTGCCCCTGCCGTGTTATTCAAAAGGTCAAACTCCCCTTGAATATCATTACCCAGGTCAAATGCTGTCTTAGCATCTATTTGGCGCATCTTTAGCCTGTCCATGTTGCCCGAGAGTTTTTTGACTACATCGGAAGCTTCTTGCGTGCCGATTTTCACATTTTTCAAAGTGCTGGCAAAGTCCGTGTTGCTATAGCCTTGGGTGCTTTCCAAAAACTTCATAAAGGCCGCGTTCGGGTCTGTATTGACCAAGTTTTTCCAAGCTTTTTGACTCATGCCTACTTGCTTGGCAAAGGCTTTGGTTTCCACGCTCATTCGGTTCACGATACCTTTGAAGCCACCTGAGCCAATTTCTGCGCTAATGCCTAGCTCTTCTAAAGCAGCGCCATAACCCAAAAGCTTTGTGGCATTTATTCCTGTGGTATTTGTGCGTTGGATAAAGTCTGCAACGTTCGGTGCAGAGTTCGCGCCTTGCTTGCCCACATAATTAAGGGCAGAGCCAAATTTTAGAAGGGCTTTTTCTGACCCTAACGCCTGCAACTCTTTAAACTGAGAGGTGATTTTACCAAAGACCATCGTCAATTCCGACACACTGCTAAACTCATCGCCCAGTGCTACGTTAGCCATGTCTACGGCTTTCACAAAGCCAGCAAGGTCATCCTTAATCCCCAGCTTACCGCCAGAAGTAGACATATCAAGTAACTCGTTAAGGCTCGTGCGCGTGTCTATGCCTTCCAGTTGGCTTTTCAGCTTGTCCATTTCCTTAGCCGACATCCCCGTGTTCTTCTGGACAATGGCCATTTTATCCGAGAGGGCAGCGCTTTTTTGAATGACTTTATCCAACTCGCCAAAGCCCTGCCCCACGGTGGACAAAATATTGTTAAAGCGAAAGGCGGCATCACCCATTTTGTCAAAGCCACTTTTGGCCGTTTTGGCGGTTTTGCCTGCCCCCTGCTCCACACGGTCTAATTGCTTTTGCATCTGCTCGAGCTGCTTGTGCACGCCCTGCAAACCCTTGTCTAGCTTCGCTAGAGGGCCCGAGAACTTGTCGATGATGCCAATGGCGTAATTTAGTCCATTCATGGAGTGTGTGGTTTTCGGGGTGCGGTTTTCGGGATTCGGGGTGCGGTATCCTGTACCCCGACCCCCGAATCCTACTTACTTGCTTCGGCTTCTTTTTTTCGCCAGTGTACGAGGCCAGCGTAGGCTTCTAAAATTTCCTCTTCGGTGATGTCCCGAAAAGTTTGGGGAGGCCAATGGTAGAAGTACATTAGCGCGGCTTTAATTTGGCCAATGCCGTTTTGGCTAACGTACTCCTCCCAGTGCTTTAGTTTCCCTCAAATGAGACATCGTAGCTATTTACGATTTCGTCTACTTTGCCATAAAGGGCAATCTTGACGGCATCCTCCTCGAGGTGTTCTTTGCCGTACACACACGTGTTGGCAATAATGGTCTTCGCATAATCCGAAGGATTTTTCGTAGCCATCATTTTTTTGTTGGCCAAGTCTACCACCGTCATAGAAGGACGCTTGAAGGCCACTTGAAACGCCTCTCCTTTGTCGTTGGTGAGGGTTGCAAACTTGAGGTTACCGTGTTCTTTTTGAAGTTCGGCTTTTTGCTTGTCTGTAAGCATAGAATTAGGGGTTAGTTTTTAGGGTTAAGACTTTACCAACGGCCTTGTACCTTGGCAACAGTTTGGAGATTAGGCGTTGTATTCTACCTTCAAAATTTCCATTCCGAGGGTAATTTCCTTAAAGGGATTTTCGGCATCAAACTCCTCGTTAAAGGACTTGAAACGCCCTTGTGCGCGACGCGTAGTTACCACACCGTTTTCGTCCATACTTTGCACGACCACAGTCACAAGGCCAAGGTCGGTAATGTCCTTGCCTGGGCCAGCTTCGCGCATAAGCGCGTGGGCTTCGCTCACCACTAAAACCAGTTCCGAATTGGGGTAGGTTTTGTTTTGCATGATGATGTCGTAAGGGTCGGGGTTGCCCAACACCTTAATAGGCTCACTCTCGCGCTCTACGCCGAGCTGAAACTTGCGTGCTGCGGCCAGCACGGTGCCGTTGAGCGAAATCTGAATGTTTTCGGGGCTATATCCGTTGGGCATCGTTATTCTTGGTTAAAAGGGTTGAGGTACTCTACTCTGCTCACAATCTGCTCGGCAATGCCGTAAGGCGTTACTTGGACTAAGCATTCAATTTTTCGCGTGGCATTCACGTTTTGGTTCGGGTCTATCGTCACCGCAGCGGCCACAATTTCGTTTTCGTTTTGCATCTGCGCACGGAGCGCAGAAAGCAAAGTGCTTTCAAAGCTTTTGATAACGATGGGCGACAAGCGCCCCGTGGCAGGGTCTATTTCCACCTCGTCCAGAAGGAACTGGAGGTAAGTCTCGCGCACAATGCGGCAAGCCTTGTAAATGGTGCGGGTGCGATAGACTTGGTTGTAATCGTCGGTGATAGCCGCGCAGTTGCCGTCTCCATTGAAGTAGAAGCCCGAGCGCCCCATGTAGTTGCGATAGAAGAGGTAGCCCTTGGCGTGAAGTTGGCCGAGCAGGCCACTGGACATATCGGCGAAGGCTTTGCCGTCTGGGAACTCCGACTCGGTAATCCCCACACGCGCTCCGTCTGTGGCGCGTCCTGCCGAGCGCATTACGGGAATGCTGGAATAGCGCCCGAGGACGCGCCCCACTTCGGCATAGGCATTCACCACAGCTCCGTTGTTAGTCCCCGCAAGCTCTAAGCGGCGCTGGCGGTCGCGGTTGGCGCAAATGCTCACGCTGTGGGCTTGCAAAAGGCGCAGGTCGTCTGCGGCTGGTGTCGCGGGTGCATTTACACCTTCAAGGAAAATGGAAATTGGGCGAAACTCACTAAACTCAAAGTCTGCCCAAGCCTGTGCATGAGACACGCTTGCCGTAATGTCGGCGAAAGTAATGTTGCCTGCGACCTCCACATTAAAGGCCACGCCCAAAAGCTTAATGCGTCCGTTTTGGCTACGCATATAGTTAGAGAGCTGCGTGCTAATCGGCTGTGCGCTATCAAAAATCTGCGTAGGCGTAGTGCCTTGCGGCACAAAAAGCAAGTGCAGCTCTTGCCCTGGGCTTTCGCGATAAAAGTCTTTGATGTGTTCCCAGAGCAATACACCCGAGAGCTCGTCTTGCGCTGCCGTCACGCCTTCGTTTTCAAAGTCGCGCAGGGAAAAGCCCGTGAGGCCAATTTGTAGGGGCGCGCCTGGGTCTATGGGCCCCATTAAGGGGTAGGTATCGGGCAAAGACACCACCAACGCCGAAATGCCATCGGTGGGCCCGGGCTGGTTGCCCAGTTGGTCGTTGCCAAGCTGGAAACTCACATTAGGGAGGTCTGCCATTGTTAGGGGTGTTTTTTAATTTTCTGTTCGTGCGGAATTTTAACGTAGCGAGCCTCCGCTTTGCGCTCGTCTTTCACCCGACAGGTAAAGGTCATTTGCTGGGCGGTTCGCCCACCGCTGTGGTAGCTCGTGCGGCTTTGGCTGCGGGTCAGTGCCCGCGTGGTTAAGCCCGCAACCCCTTCGTTTTGCAGCGCGAGGAATACTTCCTCTTCGGCTTCAAAGGTTTGGGCAAGCCCTGCCTCGTGGCTGTCGTGTTGCGTGTCGGTGTGCGTGTGCTGCTTCGTGAGCAGCGTGAGCGTTATGCTCGCCTGCCCTTCCTGTGGGTCTTTGGCCATGCTTCGGCTGCTCCAAAGGATTTCCATTTGCACCAGCACCGCAGGATAGGCTGGCGGTTCGTAGCCCTCGGGGTTGCCGAGCTGCCCACGGTCTAGGTCTATGGTGCGTATGCTCGGGGCATTCTCACGGAGTAGGGCGTTAATGCCCAAGAAAAGGGCTTTCATAGTCTGCGGGGAGTTCGGGAATGGGGAGGCGTTTCATCGTGCCGTAATGGTCGTGTGCGTAAAGGCTTTTTTTCGGAAAGCCATTTTGCAACAAAAAGCCAGGTACGTTAAAGTTGGGGCAGGCTTTGCGCTTGTCTATCTGCCCGTGCCCAAGCACGAGGAGATTAGGATACGCAGCGCAATAGGCGTGTACGAGGTCTAGCAGCGTGGCCGCTTGCTCGGGCGTAATCTCGCCTGCTTTGCGCCCGCCCGTGTACGCGATGTGCAAGCTATTGGTGTTGGTTACGCCGTGAAAGTCAAGAGTACCGTTCGTGCGGCGGTGGTCAGCATACATACGGTGCGCTTCGCCTTGGCCGTCTACAATCCAATGATAGCCACCGACAGACCAGCCGCGTCCGCCTTTTTCCTCAGGTCGCAAAAACCAGCTTTGAAGGGCTTGGGGCGTGGTGTTTGGTTTGCCTGCCGTGGTGTGAATTAGCAAATACTTTACGTTGCGCTTGTCCTGCGGCTTTAGTGTGGGGTAGCGAAGACGCGGGAATTTAGAGTTCCTTGCCGCTGTGGGCGCAGGCGCTACCTCCTCGCGGGGCTGCTCTTTCACCACAGGAGGCGGAGGAGCTTCGCGCTCTTCTATGCGAGGCTTGGAGAAGACCAAGCCCCACAAAAAGAGAATGAAATTTAAAAACTGCTTCATGCCAACATTCGGGTTACAGTGTTGGGGTGCAGCTTATCCTCGGCGCGTAGCTCCTCGGGCTTTTCGCGTTTGGAGTAGGCGATTAGCTTTTTGAGGTACACAAAGCCGCTTAGGGCGAGGTCTAAGCCCTCCTCGACTAGCTCCTCGGCCTCTTCGTTTTTCATTTCAAACTGCACGGCGAACTCGTCTACCAGCTCGGTGCTTTCGTCGCCGTCCAAGTCCAAGAACTCTTCTTTGGCCTGCGGCGCAAAGCCCACGATTTGGCGCAGGTTACTCATTTGTTCAATGAGTGCGCCCCAAAGACGAAAGTCGCGCTTGTTGCTTTTCGTGACATTGAAGAGTGCCAAGAGTACACTCACGAAAGCGAAGAGGAACGCTTTAAGGTGGTTAATGCCCAAGGGCTTTTTTTCTGGTTTTTCCATGGTGTTCAAAAGGGGGTAAAAAGGTGTTTTAGGATTTTAGGGAAAGGATGGCTTCTTTAAAGCCGTTTGCCATTTTGTCGGCAAACTCTTTGGCGAAAAAGAGCATCTGGTCGTGCCGTGAATTATCGGCCTTCATTTCTTCGTTGAGCACCGCTACTTCCTTTTCGATGGTAGCCAAGCGCTGCTCGTACATTAGGCGAAACTCTTTCATTTCGCGGGCATGTTCATTGGTATTGGCCTTGAGTTCTTCGCGTTCTTTGTGTGCTTGCTTTTGGTCGGCTCTCATGGTAAACCACAAGCCTAGACCCGTTACTAAAGGCACGAGTATCGTCATGCCTTGGCTTAGCGTGCTAATATCCATTGCGCAAATAGAGCTTAAGCCGCAGATGCCTGTACAATAGCGAGTGTGCCTACCGCATCTTTGCGGCGCTTTGTCCCGCCTGCGCGTGCGAGGAAGGAGAACACATCACCGTAGTACTCGGCCTTGCCTCGGTTGTCAAAGAATTTGATAGCACCCTTGGCGCGTTCTACGTGCGCAGAACTCCAAACCAGTACGCTGTCGTTGTCTGTGGCTGCGCCCGCCGCTTCGGGGTCGCGCACCACGGGCGTGGCCGCGTTCGTGTAGCGGAGTGTATCCGAGCGCTCCAGCAGGTTAAGGCCATAGAGGCGCGTAATTACGCCGTTCTTCATGTCCAGTTCTGCCGAGCTGTCGCGGCGGATGAGGTCTACATCGTCTAGGAGTTGCGCCATCATGTCCACCGAGAGGAGTGCGTACAAGCTGCCCAGCTTGCCTTTGTTGGCTTTTTTCAAGGCTGTGGCCGCGTTCTTCAAATCCTCTTTCACGAGCTTTTTGCGGTTGCCCGTGCTGCCCGCTGTGTGGCTCGGCACGGCCACGCCACTCGTGCGAATGACGGGTGAGGCCGCTGCGGTACTGCTGCCCACATAGGCAAACTGGGCAAACCAGTTGTGCAAAATGCGCTCGTGTATTTTTTGCGACAAGATAGAAGTATGCTCCTCGAGGGCGCTTGCGCGCTTATCGTAGGAGAGTTCCTTCATTTCCGCGTCCTTAATCAAAAACGGGTCAGTCGTGAACTCGTCAATTTCATACGTCATAATGCTATCCGTGCGCGTCTGGATAGCCGCAGGGAGTACCGTGCGGTTGCGCTCTACGTTGGGCAAGCCGCCTGCGTGAGGCTTGTGTACGACCTTGTCGTTTACGTATTCAGAAGCGTCTTTGGAGAATTGCAGAAAGCTATCGCTGGGGAAAAGGTTGCCTTCAATCGTCTTCTCCCAAATTTCAGGAATAATGCCAGGCATAAGTTCAAAAGGTTAGGGTTAAAGAGTGAGGTTATGCCGTATAGGCTTTTACAAGGGCTAAGTAACGCTCGGGGTCTGCGGTACGCAGCTCGCCCAATCCGTCGGGGTCTTTCGTTTCCCAGTCGGCAAACGTCCACGCGCTGCGGTCTTCGCCTTGGCCTGCCCCGCGTGTGGCATAGTCCGTAAGGCTCTGCGCGGCGGGCATACTGTCCACGAGGGCTTTGGTGCTTTCAAAATCGCTTTCTGCCAACTTGCGGAAATGCTCCGCTTGGCCTTTTACGATTTTACCCTGCGCGAGTGCAGAGTCTACCAAAGTGGTAGCGCGGAGGCTGCGGCGCTCCTGCTCAAGCTCGGCCTTGGCTTGTTCTACTTCCTGAATTTTAGAAGTGAAGGTAGCCTCGAGCTTGGCCATGCGGTTTTCGGTGTCCGTGCTGTCAGCGCTTAGGGTTTCTACTTGCGTAGCCAAGTTGCGGCGCTCGGTCTCTTGCGCTTGCAGCTTGCGGAGGATGTCGCCTTCGCTGGCCGTTTTGAGCAGGCCGAGGGCAAGGGCTATTTTTTCTAAGTCCACATCGTCTGGGGTTTGGGTTTCAAAAGAAGGGTTGGTGCGAATCTCTAAGCCGTCTTCTACACTGCGCTGGGCGAGGGCATCGGGGTGCGAGGGGAGCGGAACGGCGCTAATTTCTAGCAGCTCTGTTTCGGTGAAGGTTACGCCGCGCTGACCTGGGAGGCGCAAAGCCGCGTCCTTGGTCTTTTTAAGCCCACGGAAACTAATAGAGAAGGCGTTCATAAACCCTCGGCGATACTTGTCGGCCAACATTCGCCCGAAGCTATGCTCGGCTTCGTCAAACTCTACTTCGCCTACTAACTCGTTGCCCTCCACGCGAAGGTCGTGTACCTTCCCCACGGGGAGCATTTCGCGGTCGTGCGCATAGAGCAGCACAGGGTTCTTGCGGAAGCGGGACAAGTCCATTCCGTTAAGTAGCACCCGTGTGCCGTGGCCATCCACCTTGTTTTCTGTGTAAAATACAGCTTTCAAATCGCAGTTTTTGTAAGAATAGACCCAAAGGTAAGGAGGCGGAAAAACGCATACAAGGGAAATAGTGGGGGCTTTTGGGAAGTTTTTGGAACTTTTTGTAAAAAGTTGTACGTTTTTGGATTACTTGGAATTAGCCGTAATCTTTGGGAAAAACTTAGAAAAATGCAAGAAATACAAAGCCGCTACATTAAGTTTGCAGACCTCCGTAAAGCCCTCCCGCGTGGTTACGGAAAGCTTATTCAAAACAAACTCGAAGGCTTCATTTCACTCGAGGTCATCTATTACACCGTCCGAGGAAAAGGGCGTAATAATAAGGTGTACCTCGCCGCACTAGAAGTCATTCAGGAATACCGTAAAGAATGCGAGGAGGTGCAAGCACTCAGCCGAGAACTCGGCTTGGGTTAAGGAGCGTTTAAAACCTTTTCAAAAACGCGCTCACTGCACTTTCTTTCCCGAAATGAGTAAAGACACCAGAGACCAAAAAAAGACGAAATATAGCGCTAAAAAAGAGCGAGCTTTAACGCTCTTTTTGGAGACAAGCCTCACGCAGTCGGAAATCGCTGAAACCGTGGGTGTTACAGAAAACACAATCGTAAACTGGAAGAAAAAGGGCGAATGGGAGAGCCTGCGCGGCGCAAAAGAGGTAAGCAACGAGAAAATCCTGCACAACCTTTACGGCCACGCCCACCGCCTTTCTGCCCAAGAAGAGCTGGACGTAGACAAGCTGGCCAAGCTCACGGCCAGCATAGAGCGCCTCGAGATGTTTTCCAAAAAGTCGTTCAAAAGCTATTTGGATGCCTTTTCGGCCTTTAATACGTGGCTGGCCAACGAGGGCTACAAAGAGTTGTTCAAACAAATTTCGCCGCTGCAAAAGGAGTTTCTCCAAACCCAAAACGACAAACTGGCATGAGCGAGCTGAAGTGGAAAACCCAAGCCCAGCGCGAGGCCGCCCTCCGTGCCTTTGCGCAAAAGAACGAAGAAATCCTGCGCAGCACCGAGCTGGGGCAAGAAGTCCGCAAGGAAACCAAAGCCCAGCGCGAAGCCCGCAAAGCGAAGCTGGCTAAGGATTACGTCGCCTTCATTGAATACTACTTTCCTAATTACGCCACAGCCAAGCCTGCGCCCTTCCACAAGCGCATCGTAAAGGCCGTGGCCAAAGACCCGCGTTTTTTTGGCGCTGCCGAAATGGCACGGGAACACGCCAAGTCCGTTACCCTCGGCATGATGCTGCCCATGTGGCTTATCGCTCGGGATAAGGTTTTTGGTACAAAGGAGTTTAACGCCATGCTTCTAGTCTCGGCCACTTACGATAAAGCCGAAACACTCCTTGGGGATATACAAGCCCAACTAGAAAGCAACTTGCGTTTTCAGAACGATTACAACGTAAAGCCTGCGCACGGCTCTTGGGCAGAGGGAGAGTTTACTACCCGCTGCGGTCTTTTCTTTAAGGCTATTGGTGCGGGGCAAAGCCCTCGCGGTGTGCGGAACGAAGCCGCAAGACCCGATTACGTCCTCGTGGATGACATAGACAAGGATGACCAAGTGGTTAATGACGACCGCACCGACAAGGTTCTTAGCTGGATACGCAAAGCCCTCCTGCCTGCCATATCCCTCAAAACAGGGCGCTTTATCCTGGCAGGTAACCGCATACACCCCAAGAGTGTTCTCGCCAAGTTTATCGATAAAACCGAGGGGCTGTGGCACATCAAAGTCAATGCGCTTGATAAAAACGGGAAGCCTTCGTGGAATTATTTCACAATCAAAGACCTAGAGAAACGGCGGATGGAAATGGGCAGCATCGATTTTGAAGCCGAGTACATGAACAATCCCGTGGTTTCGGGTGACGTGTTCAAAGAAGAATGGCTATCCTATCAAAAAGTCAATAAAACCGAACTCAAAAAGCTGGTGGAGGTTATCGCGTACTGCGACCCCAGTTTGAAGAACTCCAAAACGAGCGACTACAAGGCCGTGGCCGTACTGGGGCGCTACCCAGACGGTAGATTACTCCTTATTGACGTGTTCTGTCGGCAGTGTTCGGTGCAGCAAATGGTAGACTGGCATTATGACTATTACGAGCAGAGCCTCAACTGGCCTATTCCGCTGCGCTTTGAAATGGAAGCCACCTTTGCGCAAGACCTGCTACTCACGGACTTTCAGGACGAAGGCCGCAAGCGCGGCATACAACTGCCCCTTTCGCCAGACCTAAGCAAAAAGCCCAACAAAGAAGCGCGTATCATGGCCATGCAGGCCATTTTTGAAAACCGTTTTATCCTCTTTAATGAGGACTTAAAAGACAAGGCGGACTTTCGCGCAGCCAAAGACCAGCTCCTCGGCTTTTCCCCCCACAACCGCATGGCCGATGACTTCCCCGATGCGCTCGAGGGCGCATACAAGAAGCTAAGCCTGCGGGCGCTGCAATACCAGCAAACTGCAAACAATCCCACTACTTATTACAAACGCACACGCCCAAAATCCTTTTGAAGATGACACCCACAAGCCTTAAAATTCGCACGAAATATGACCCGCAGGCGGGCTTACCCCTGCTCCGCATTACGCACAACACCGTAAGCGAGGAAAACGAAGTAGCCCTAATGACCGAGTTCCTCGGGAAGCTGCGCACAGGTTCGCACGTCCTAGACATCAAAAGCGAAGACCTGCCCGACCAAACCACCTTACACACCCTCACTATCCTACCTGCCCCTGCCCCATGATGTACTTGCGAAGAGAAGATTTTTATAGCAAAATTACCGAGCAGCACCTCGCGCAGGTCATTCGCAATGATGACGGCACACTGCACCGTGCCGAGAGCGAGGCCATAGAACTGGTGTACGCCAGCCTCTCCAAGCGCTACGATGTAGACGCGCTCTTTGCGAAAGCCGAGCGCTCGCCCCTGCTTATTTCTATTCTCGTCCGCCTTACGCTTTACCATCTTTTTGAAGCCGTAGCGCCAGACCGCATTACGCAAGTCCGTGGCGTGGCCTATGAAGAGGCCACCAAGCAGCTCAAAATGCTCGAAAAAGGCGAACTCGCTCCAAACTGGCCACGCCTACAAGACGGCAGCGAAGTAAAGGCCGACATCTCCCTCCACTCCCCAAAAAAGCGCCCTAACCACTTCTAAGCATGGCAAGACGCAAAAAACAAGAGCCTGCGAAGCTCACGATTTTAGAAAACAACCTCTACCAGCTCCATCGCAGGCCGATGGACGTAGACCGCTACCGTGCTGCCCTGCGGGCTGCCGAGCAGCTCACCAGTCCCCAGCGCACACGCCTGTACGAACTCTTCCGCGATGCCCTCCTAGACCCACACCTCAAGGCATTGATAGACAAGCGTATGCGAATCGTAAAAAACCGCCGCATTCGTTACACGATGCCCGAAGGAAAAGGCAACAGCGAAGCACTCGCCAAAATTAACCGCGAGTATTTTGAAGCGCCTTGGTTTACGAAGTTTGTGCGCTACATCTTGGAGGCTATATTTTGGGGACACTCCTTAATAGAGTTTGACGTGCGCAACGGGGCGGTGCACGATGTTAAGCTCGTGCCACGCCAGCACGTTCGCCCCGAGCTGGGCTTGGTCGTGCAACAGCCCACAGACACCCACGGCCTGCCCTTTCGCGAACCACCCTACAGCCACTACTGCGTAGAGGTGCAAGGCGAGGAATACCTCGGCCTCTTGCACATAGCGGTCATTAATGCGATCTATATGCGCGGTGGGCGAGGTGACTTCGCTAACTTCGTGGAAATATTTGGTTCGCCTTTGCGTGACTTTAAGTACGACCCGACTATTGCGGGTGCGAAGGAAAAAATGAATGAAGTGGCCAAAAATAGTGGCAATGCGGCTGCCATCGTCAGCCCAATGGGCATTGGCGAGGTGAAGGTTCACAACGGCGTACAGGCAGTAAACACCACCATACACAGCTCCTTTTTGGAAGCAATGAAAGACGAGCTTTCTGTGTTGATTTTGGGTGGGACAATGACGGTGAAGGACGGTAGCAGTTACAGCCAAGCTGAAGTACATGCAAACGAGCAGGAGGCAGTAGCCATGGAGGATATGCGCCTCGTCCACGACATCCTAAACTGGGGCGTATTGGAGAAGCTCATTAACCTCGGCCTGCCCCTCTCCAAAGACGGCTATTTTCAATTTGAAGAGCTAAGCCGCATTCCCATTTCGGAGCAGATAGAGAATGACTTGAAACTCGCGCAGACCGTACCCATTCCTGCCTCTTACTTTTACGAAAAGTACAACCTGCCCCAGCCCAAAGAGGGCGAAGCCGTAGCGGGGAGCGGTAGTCGGGGTACAGGGGACGGGGGACAGGATGCCGAACCCAAAACCCAAAACCCAGAAGAAGACGAAGACGAAACCGACCGAGAACTTCGCCAACTTTACAAACCCTGCCCTAAGTGCGCAGACGACACCGAAACCCGAAACCTAGACGACAGCGACCTAGACAGCATTTTACAAACCCTCCTAGAGTTTGCCCAAAACTACAGCGGAGGGGATATTTTGCAGTCGCCGCAGTTCCAAACGCTCGTACAGCAACAAGGCGACCTGCTGGCCGAGGCCGTCCTCACGGGTTACGGCCCCATAACCCAAGCCGTAGACCAAGCCGCCGCAGACCACCTGCGCCAAAACGTCTACGTCTTTTCGGGCTTCAAAAGCTACCAAATGCTGCGCAAGGCCACAGACCTCTTGCAAGACGCGCAGGGCAATCCGCGCCCTTTTACCGATGTCTTAAAAGACGTGCAAAAGCTGCATAAAACCTATGTAAAAAACTATTTGAAGGCCGAGTATCAACACGCCATTGCTTCCTCCACCATGGCCAGCAAATGGCAAAAATACCAAGCCGACAAAGACCTCATAGACCTAAAGTACGATGCCGTAAATGACGGACGCACACGCCCCACACACCGCGAGCTAGACAACATCATTCGCCCCGTAGACGCCCCTTTTTGGGATACTTACTATCCGCCCAACGGCTGGGGCTGCCGCTGTACCACACACCGCGTATTAAAAGGCACGCAAGGCAGCAAAAAGAAAATTGACGACCTCCCCGCGCCCGACAAGCCCATGTTTAAAGGAAACGTAGGTAAAGACGGCGTGATTTTTCCCTCGGGGCATCCGTATTACAAGGCGCATAAAAAGCGGAAGGAGGATATTCAAGGGAAGGTGGACGACATCGGAAAGGATTACAGCTTCTTTAGCCCTAAAAAGAAGTTTACGCCACCCACAGCAAAGGAAATGAATGAAATTACGCCACTCGCCAAAAACTTAGAGGCCGTGCCTAATGCGCCCTTTATTTTCGTAAACAGGGACGACCCACAAAAGGCCATGTTTATTAAGGCTGCGCAGGACGTGAGTAAGCTTGTGGACTTGTCTCGCTTTGGTAAAGGTGTTGCTATTGTTTCTGAGGATTTATCCTACGTAAAGAACCACCCACGCGGGGAGTTTAACCGAGAAGCGCAGCACGCCCTGCAAATTATGATAGACCCCGTAAAAGCCAAAGGTGACATCCTTACCGTCTATCACGAACTCGGCCACTACGTAGACTTCATTATGAAGCATATTAGCCTTGAGGAAACAGGAAAAATAAAGCCCTTCCTCAAAGCGCTACACGCTTCTAAAGGGTATCAGGCTATTCTTGAGCAAATTGATGGTCTGACTGGTTTACTTACAACATTTGAAAAAGAAAGCCAAGAATATAAAGATGCCTTGAATGAGTTACGTTATTATAAGTACCTTGCAAGTGAAAAAGAAGCCTTTGCCCGTGCCTTTTCACAATACGCAGCCGTACAAACCAATAACAAAACGGCACTACAATACGTATTTAATGAAATAGAGGAACACTGGGAGCTAGAAGACTTCAAAGCCCTTAACAAAGCCCTCCGTAAACTTCTTAAATAATGGAAAGCAAACGCAAAGACTTCATTCAAAGTAAAATTAAAGAAAAGATAGCCGAAGGCATGAAGCCTATGGAAGCTTTTCGCTGGGTGCAAATTAACGTTATCGGCGTAAAAAACCCAGACCGCCCAAAGATTTACCGCTAAAGGTTATCCACACCCCAAAGAAAAACCGACCTCTTTATGTCAATAAAAGCCACATTTTCCATCCATCGCAGTAATGCGATTGAGTCCTTAAAAACGGAAGGCATCTTTTTGCCTGATAATCCGAGCGTAGATGCTGTTTTGAGTGAGTTGCTAGACCTTGTGTTTGACCACGAAAACTCGACAGAAAACTACGAAGTTGTTCCAGATGAAACAGATTTAGAGAACGAGCGTTTCGTCAAAGTATACATAACAAAAAGTGATTTCTGGCGTGATTGACAGCTGACCCACATCCCATAAAAAAAGCCCCTCACTTTTGTTTAAAGGTAAGGGGCTTTTTTTAGCGCCACATCTTTTTAAAAGTCCGTAAAAACGGAGCTGTAGCTATACGCTTGGCAAAGCGCTTGGCTTCGTGTGGGGTGCGAAAAATATACTCGCGGGTCTCCAGTGTGCCGTATTCCTGCACCACTAAACGCCACTGCACGCGCAAACGATAATCTTTAAAAATTCGATTCTGCTCTGAAAACAGTAGGAAGCGGTATTGTTGCGAGTCGCCCAAACGAGCAGCGCGAAAGTTCTGCCACTGCACATGGCCTACTTCTTTTGCATACTTTTTAAAAGCTTTCAAATAGTCTTTCATACTTACCCCAACGCATTTTTAAGCACATTCCTCACCGCCACCTGCAAGTTTTTCGTGAGGCGGGGGTGGTCGCCCACAAACTGCCGCTGCGGAATTTTAATGTGCTGGGTAAACTCCTGCTTTTTGGTCAGTGCCATGCCCTTGAATTTGCTGTTTCCGCTTTCTTTGAATTTCGCCCATGCCCAGCGCCGCATTTTGGGCGTTATTTTTAGCTTGCGGGTGAAGTCTGCCCCGCTGTTGTGCGCTTCGGCATAGGGCGTGGGACTGCTCACGACAATAAACCAACCGTTGCGCGTTACCTGCAAACTGCGGCGCATATGCCCCGTGTCCACCAACAGGG